AGGAGCGCGGCGACAAGGGACTATAAGAGCCTGGCAGCAGAATATATAAGATTAACAAGAAAGGAAGGGTAAACAATGGGTAGATTAGGAGTAGGCGACAGACTGAACCAGAATAGCCGCAAGGGCATTATATTTACAGAGGAATACCGGAAGATAAAGTTAGACCCGCGTACGCTGATTCCCAGCGAGCATAATAAGTACGCCCAGGAAGATATAGAGGAACTGGCGGACAATATGTTACTGGTGGGGCAGCTACAGGAAGTTATAGTAGGACGGGTAGCGGGACAGGACAGAATTATAGTAGGACACAGAAGAACGGCGGCAGCAGTCCTTAATATCGAACGTGGACACGACAGCTTTAAGCTGATTGACTGCAAAATAAAGGAAATGTCCGAAGCTATGTTTATGCTTACGCTGCATAGCGCGAATATCTTTAGCAGACGCTTAAGCGATTGGGAGTTAACGGAAGGGGTAGCAGAGTTTAAGAAGTATCTGATTGCGGCGAAGGAATCCGGGGAAGTACAGATAGAGGGCAAAATGCGCGATTACATAGCAAGCGCTGTAGGCGTATCGACCGGAAAAGCGGCACAAATGGAAAGTATTACTAATAATTTGTGCGAGGAAGGAAAGGAAGCCTTTAAGAATGGCAAAATGAATTTTACCACGGCTTACGAAACTTCCAGGCTTTCAGAGGATAAGCAGAAAGAAGTAATTGAATCCGGGGAAATGTTAAGCGGCGAAGTTAAGAAAATGGTAGAGGAAGAAAAGAAGAAAAAAGAGCCGACACCGGAAGCCGTAAAGAAATTCTATGAAGCCCATGTAAAGCAGTATGACGGAGACAGAAGCAAGCTTAAGGAAGCATGTATAGAACACCTGGGAAGAAGCCACGCGGGCGGATATAATCACGGCGTAGACTATGATTGCAGCTTAAGGGGCGTAAGATTAGACCATTCAGAGGAAATAACCTGGACGCGCTTTGTACAAATGATTAACGGACTGTACCCAGCAGAGGAAAAGACAACGGAAAAACAGGTAAGCGGGCAGCAGGATTTAGACGACTACCCGGAAGTAACAGGCGGGCGTAGTATAAAGACCGATACAGCACATTTTAAAATTGGCGGCGTATTGAATCCAGATTATACGCCCAGAGGGCTTCCGTATAGCTGCTATATTACCGCTATCCTTCATTCCGGGGCGTTTAGTAAGGACTTCATAGAATCCTACAAAGGCAGCAGAGGAATTAACGCCCTGTTAAATATCATTGAGAATTACAGAAAGAAGCTTTGCTACGAAGACGGAAAGTATGCACCTGGAAAGGAAAGCTTTAGCTTCAAACATGAAGGCGAAAGTTACACCGTGTATTTTGATAATAAGGGCTTCCACCTGGAAAGGGACGATAGACAGTATACAGATTATCTTAGGGACTATGATTTAATGGAACTGCTGGAAGCTATGCTAGAAGCCGGATATTTCGGAGTAGTGGAAACGCTGAAAAACACAATTAAGAAAACGTCTAAAAAGGTGTCAGAATCTGACACTACGAAAGTGCAGCAGAACCAGGAAAAACAAGGGCTTGCGGGTGCTATGAATGAGCCGGAAGCGGGAGCAGATGAAAGCCAGGCGGCAGCAGACGACGAAGCGGTAGATATACCGGAAGCTACAGCAATTCTTACAGCGGATTTATTCAACTTAAGGGAATACATAAGCGAAGACGATTTTTACAATTTACAGGAAATCGTTATTAACTGTGAACTGGCAGCAAGAAAGGGCGGAGAGAATGAAAACAACAGAAGTTAAAAGCTTTGCAGATGTAGACACAAGCGAATTAAAGCAGCCTATTATATGCGTATTCAATCGCCCGGATGATTACCCGGACAAATGCGTAGCCCGGTTATTTGAAGGGACAGCGCCGACGAATATTATTATAACCAGGAATACCGTAGAGGAAATCCGGGAAGATATTACAAAGCGCTTCCCGGCTATGCTGCCTTTTGGAAGGAATAGAGAAGACCACAAAAGCGTAGTAGAATCGTGGATTTAGGAGCGTGACAAAATGGAAATTAGAAAAGGTCAGAAGGTGCGGGTAATATGCACCGAAGCCAGGCTTAAGGAAGTGGGCGTAAAGCAGAAGCATATTAAGCATATCCTGGGGAAGATTGGAACGGTTAAGGAAGTGCGTAATATCCCGGATATGGAAATACTGGCGTACTTCGTACACTTCCCCTATGTGAATCTGAAAGCAGCAGCCGGAAACAAGAAGCCGTATTATGTACTGCTGGAAGATATGATAGAGCCGATAAGCCTTACAGTGATAGAAGGAAAGGGGAAGTAATGACAGAAGTACCGAAAGAATGGAAAGGAACACCGGAAGAATGGAGCGCAGTAGTAGAAGCGTTCGGACGCATAGCGAAAGCAATACAGGAAGCGGGAAGACAGATTGTAAACAGTTTTTCAGAGCTTTATAAAAGAATGGCGGCAGCTATGGGGAACGAACAGGTAAAGAAACGCCTACGGCAGCAGTCCATAAGAGACAGAAAGAAACAATTAGAACGAAGCCGAAAGCGGCAGCAGTTGGCAGCAGCAAATACGGACAAGTCTAATAACTGGCGGCGATTGCATGGACTTTGTACCAGAAGAAAGTATAAAAAACATGCAAAAAAGAATTGACTTATAGTACTAAATATGGTACTATAATATCAGAAAGGAGATAAACCAAGTGCCAAGCGTAGAAAAGATAATTGAAAAAATGAAAAGACAGCCGAACGGCATACGCCCCGAAGAAGCTGACAAAGTACTAAGGGCTTACGGCTACGAAGGAGTAAGACAGAAAGGAAGCCACAAACAGTACTTGAACAAAGAGACAGGCGACCTTACCACAATCAAACAGGAAAGCCCATTAAAGAAGGCGTACATAGTAGACATACTTAACAGGATAGGGGAGTAAATCCCCTAACCTGGATATAATATAAAAGAGCAATAGAAAGGAGTAGGACATAATGGAAGTAAAGGATTATATGGAACTGCCGTATACAAGAATCGTAAAGGAAATGAACGACGAAAGCGGGCATTATTTTTACGGGAAAATCTTAGAACTGGACGGCTGCCAGAGTACAGGCGATACGTTGGAAGAATTGTACGAAAATCTTAACGAAGCTATGGAAGGATATTTAGAGGTTAAGTTAGAAAATAACTTACCTATCCCGCTGCCGGAAAGAACAGAGAATTATAGCGGGAAGTTTAATGTACGACTTCCGAAATCATTACACCAGCGGTTAGCAATCCAGGCAGAGGAAGAAGGCGTAAGCCTTAATCAGTTGGTATTATATAAGCTGGCACTGTAACATATATAGGCTATCGGCTACGGCTGGTAGCCTTTTTCCTACCATAAAACTCTTAAAAGTATATGGGTAAATCAAATAAAAGCGGTTGAAACTATAAAAACTTTATGGTAATATTAAGGAACAAACACAAGAAGAATTAGACAGAGGTAACGACCCCTTTGTCTGGTTCTTCTTTTTTGTTTGTCCTAAACCTCCGGCGCTGCATGAAATCCAGGGCAGCGCTAACCGAAAGAAGGGCGGCACATGATAAAGAAGTTATGCAGTTATCCAGGCTGTCACAAGGTAGTAGAAGCCGGGGTTAAGTACTGTGATAAGCACAGGGAAACGGACAGGAAGAAGTACAGAGAATATAAGCAGCGCCGCATGAGGGACGAACAGGAAGCCAGGCGGCAGCAGTTTTATAATAGCAAAGCCTGGGAGCAGTTCAGAGCCGCCCAGGCAGCAGCACAGCTAGGCATAGACATTTACGAATACTATACGACTGGAAGAATTATAGACGCGGAGAACTACCACCACATACAAGAGATAACGGAAGCCTGGGCTAGAAGACTGGACGCGGCGAACGTGATAGGACTAAGCGAAGCGAACCATAGGCGCATACATAAGGAGTATGACCGCAGCTATAAGGCAAAGAAGAAAATGCAAAAGATTTTATACGAAATGTTAGAACAGTTCTATAGGGAGTTCGTTCTGACAGGGGGGATATAAAAATTTAAAAACATAAAATAAAAGTCCCGAGTTCAACTTTGCTTGAAAAAAAACGGCAATTTTTACTATAGGGGGGAGTGCATGAGGTGGAAGCATGGCAAAAGAAGAAAATGAAAAAGAAAAAAATAAGCCTAAACCATGCCCGAAGTGGTTAAATGATACCGCTAAAAAGGAATGGCGCAGAGTAGCCAAGATTTTAGCGGAAGAAGGAAAAGATTTTACAGACAAAGACTTAAAGGCACTGGAAGCCTATTGTATCAATTATGCAAAGTGGCAACGGTGCGAACAGATTATAGACGAAAAGGGCTACAGTATGCTTGTTGGGGACAACGGCTACGAGCAGCAACGACCAGAAGTAAGCATAGCAAACAAAGCGCAAACAGAATTAAGGGCATGGGCTAAGGAATTGGGGTTAACCCCGGCGGCGCGGCAGCGGATGAAGGAAGCCGGGAACGCTTCGGAGAGCGGCATAGACCCGGAATTAGACGGAATGGTAGCGCATGATTAAAAAGGAACTGCTATTAGCTTCCTGGTTGGAAAAGTTACAAAAGAAGTGGGACAACGAAGAATATTATTACGACGTTGAAGAAGCAACGAAAGTATTTAAGTTCGTGTCGAAGTTGACTAATGACAGGGGCGCAAGCCGACAATTTGAATTACTAGAATTTCAGTTTGAGATTATAACCGAAATTCTTTGTGTAAAGAGAAGAAGCGACGGCAAGCGCAAACATAGAGAAGCACATATAAACATACCGCGAAAAAATGGTAAATCATTCTTAGCGGCAATCATTGTAGTGTATTTGTTCTTCTGTCAGCGGCATATCTTCGGCGCGCTTTTTATTTTAACAGCAAATACGACGAAACAGGCGGGGGAATTATACGCAACTGTAGAACATTTCATAAAGACAAATAAGACCTTAAGGCGGTACTGCAAGATAACGAGCAGTACAAAAACCATTGTACGGAAGGACAACGGTAATAAACTTATGGTACTGTCTTCTGACGCGGATAATGCGGACAGTTTTAACGACTATGTGGCAGTCCTGGACGAGATACACCAGGCGAAAAACGACGAAATGTACGGAAAGCTTAGAACCGGACAAGGTGCATGGGATGAACCGTTAATAATGACAATTACGACAGCTTCCAGCGGGGAAGACCCGGCAAACCCGGAAATGCAGCTTTACACAATGGCGAAAAAGATAGAAGCCGGAGAGGTAAACGACCCTAGCTTTTATTACCGGATATATGAAGCGGACAAAGACTGTAACGTAGAGGACGAAGCCCAGTGGTATAAATCAAACCCAGCATTAGGAGTATTTAGGAAACTGGAAGACCTGGCGAACTATGCAAAGCGCATTAGGCTAATGCCACTACAGGAAAACATGTTTAGAAGAATGTTCCTAAACCAGCATGTAGCATTAGACCATGAAAAAGGCGCTATCAATATGGATTTATGGGACACATGCACGAAAAAGGTAGATACAGAAGACTTAAAAGGCTGGAAGTGCTGGGGCGGGCTGGATTTATCCAGCAAGAACGATATTACGGGCTTTGTCCTGGTATTCTACGAAGAAACTACGGGGCGCTTTATAGTCGTTCCGTATCTGTACACACCGAAAGAAACCGTAGCATACAGGCAGCATAAGGATAATAACCCTTATGAATACTGGATAAAGAAAGGCGATTTAATAGCGCTTGACGGAAAATACATAAACTTCGATAGGTTTTTAGACCATGCTACGGAACTGGACGAAACGTACAGGATAGAACAAATAGGCTTCGACCAGTGGGGAAGCCAGACGATTATTAACAGGCTGGAAGACCGCTGGGAAGTAATACCGTTAGGACAGGGAACGAAGACCATGACACAGGTTATAAATGATTTTGAAAACCTGTTAGTAGATGAAAGAATCATCATAGCAGAAAATGAGTGCTTCCGGTTCATGGCTAAGAACTGTATAGCGGTTTACGACGAAATGTTAGGCGTGAAGTACAGTAAGAAGAAATCGAAATTTAAGATAGACGGCATTATAGCTATGCTTATGGGCTTGCTATTGTGTATCGAAGAAAACGGTATTGAACATTATAACCCGGTTGAATACCTGGACGCTATGTAAAGAAGGTAGAAAATGCTTAAGAGAATAAAACTGATAAAAAATAAAAGGTTAATAGTCGCAGACGCGCTATTAGTGGCAGCCCTGGTTATTGCTTTTGCGGTAACGTATGACATAAGCAAACACGCGGGGTTATATCTACTAAGCGGCGAAATGCTGGTAGCGGCGGTTATGCTGGTTAGGAGTGGTAAGAAGTAATGTTTTTAGATTTTTTGGAAAAGAGGGAAGAAACGACCGATAGCATAACGCTTACGGATGAAGAAAAGATATTCCTAAAGGTATTCGGGATAGATTCAGAGCAGCCAGCGGCAGCTATGAGGGAAGCGACGTACTTTACATGTATTAAGCAGTTATCGGAAGCGGTAGCAAAAACGCCGCTTTACCTGGTGCAAGACACAGAAAACGGAATAAGAAGGGCAACAGAAGAAAGACTAAACGAACTGTTAAGCCTTCGCCCTAACCCATACATGACAGCTATTGACATGTGGAAGGCGGTAGAAGCCACCAGGCAGCACGAAGGTATTAGCGCGATTGCGAAGCAGTACGGAAGAAACGGAGAAATAGAAGCGCTGTACCCGTGTACGGTGGAAGGAATCACGGTAGACGACGCGGGGTTATTAAAATCGAAGCTTAGGCACAAGGCTTTAGTAGATTACAGGATTGTAGGCAGCAGCTTTACAGATTCCGGCTTTTATGAAGACTTGCTTATATTCAAGGGCTTTACAATGGACGGAATCAACACAAAACCGATTAGGGAAATTGTGAAAGGCACGATAGAAGGACAGATTAAGGCGCAGAATTACCTTAATACGCTGTACGATAACGGGCTTACTAATAAGCTGGTAGTACAGCTTACGTCTGACATTAAGGACGAAAAAGAGTTAAGGAAGACACAAGAGAAATTCGGGCGGCTTTACAGCAAAGGAAAACGTATTTTTACAGTCCCGGCGGGATTTAGTGTGCAGCCTATCAATTTGTCACTGGCGGACGCGCAGTACGAACAGATTAGAAGAATGTCTATAAGCCAGATAGCGGCGCTTTTTGGTATCAAAATGCACCAGCTTAACGACCTTAAGGACGCTAATAATAATTCCCTGGAACAGCAGCAATTAAGCTTTTTAATTGACACACTGTTAATACTGTTTGAATCCATAGAACAGGAAACTACATGGAGCGCATTAACAAAAGAGAAACGGGACAAGGGCTACAAAGCGCGTTTTAATACGAACGTGATTTTAAGGACTTCGGCAGAAACACAGCAGAAAATACTTTGTGCTTATGTTTCTAACGGAATCTATACCCCGAACGAAGCCAGGTTAGAGCTACAGCGCCAAAAGCTGCAGGACGGGGACGAACTAATAGTAAATGCCGGAGTTTTGAAGCTAAAAGACATAGGCAAAAAAGAAGAAGGGAGCGGGAGCAATGCCAACGAATAGAGGAACGGAAGGAGAAAGCCCGGAAATTCGTAATTACTGCCGGAAGTGCCAGGGAATCGCCATGGAAGTAAGAGCGGCAGCAGAGGGAGAAGACAGCCGGACAATCGGCGGATATGCAGTTAAATACAATACCCCTGTTTTGATAGTAGACCGCTGGGGCGACAAATATTTAGAGGAAATCGCGGCGGGCTGCTTCGACGAAAGCTTAAATAGCTGTAAGGAAGTGGGGAAAGAGATAAAAGCCTTATGGAATCACGACACAAGCAGACCGTTAGGAAGCACAAAAACCGATACTTTACGCTTCAATACGGCAGATACCACAGGGTTAGCGTATGACATTGATTTACCTAACAATACCTGGGGAAATGACGTAAAAGAGAGCGTACAGCGCGGGGATGTAGACGGTAGCAGCTTCGGCTTTAAGATCGGAAGAGCACACGTCT